GCAGCATTACCACTGCTACCACCACTGTAATGAAGTGAAATTCTATCATCTGCATCAATGATGTTATTAGTTGTAGCTGACACGAAAGTAAATGTTTTTTGGACAAATGAAGTAGTTAATGTAGAAACATCTAACGTACCAAAACTTGCCTTTTCAGTATTACTAGAATTTATAATCTTTGCTTCTAAATTACCTGTTGGTGATCCTTGTTTTTTCAAATAAACTGTAAATGATTTTATTGTTTTTCCAATTAACGTATGACCTGTTTGAAACCTTTGTCCAGCTATTGTCACATCACCATTTCTAATTGCATCTTCTTCACCACCTGCATCTGTTATTGTAACAGTTGTGTTTGCACCTGTACTACTTCCCTGAATCCTTTTAGCATCGAGATATTTAATTGCCATTATGCTGCCGTACCTCTTTCTTTCCAAGCAAAAGCATTATTTTTACCAACTATTGAATCACAGTTCAAATAATATTTTAAACCAGTAGTATCTATTGACGTTGCTACTGCACCATTACCACTATTGTATAATGCTGTTCGTTCTGCACTTGTTAAAGCCCTATGCCAAATAGCAAAATCATCAATATGTCCATCATGTGCTTCAGAACCAGAATCTTTGCCACCTATATACCATTCGTTAAGATTGGATGAACCTATTGTTGCTGATGATGCACTTTGAACATTACCACCGTTATAATATCCATAGGTAGTTCCACCTGAATTTTCAATTATAATATGATACCATGTGCCTGTTGATACACTTGAAATTAATGTAGTGTAACCACCACTTGTTTTAAATTTAAGATCGCCTGAATTTATGTAAGTTTCTACACCGTCTTGTGCCTTGAATACTTGGCTATCACCACTTGTATTATCAAACTTAACCCAAAATGCATATGTGTAATCTGCTGTTCCTGCTGGTAATGCTTGAACCACACCCAATCTTATTTTTGTTCCACTAGCACCATCATAATCTAAACTACCTGTTCCTAGTTTTTTATCTGCTGTAGATAATGTTACACCTGCTACTGTTACTGCATCTGCTGTTGAACCAAAAGTATCACTTGCACCACCAAATCTAAATATTTTTCTCGTATCTATTTCTTCAAATCTTGTACCTGTTGGTACGTTTGTTATTGTTGTTTTTTCATCTGTTATTGCACTTGTAACACTATTATAAAATTTTATATCTTCTATTGTTCCCTCTAGATTATCAGCACCTTGATCTCTACCACTACACATCAAATACCTCATACTTGATCCTGTATTGGCGTGTAATGATCTTGTCCTAGACTCTGCTGACGTTACAAATTCATCTGTGTATATGGTTGTTGTTAAGGAAGTTGCTGATGTTCTTTTCATCTCTATCCAAACTGTTTCATTAGCTGGGTATGTTCTACTAAATGCATCTTTATTTGTATCAACAAATTGACCATCGTTATTGTTTGATTCATCTACACCGATACAAGTTTGGTATTTCTGATTTCCTGAATTACCTGTTGATGCAGTAAATGTGACATGGTTTTGGTTTGTTCCATAACCTGCTGTTGAGTTAGTAAGACCAATACCAAAGTGGGTTGAACTACCTGAACCTGAAGCAGATGCAGTAGTTGTAAATTTGAATCTTAAAACCCACGCAGTATCACTAATATTTCCTGATCCAATATCATAATAAAGTTGAGCTTGACCACCTGCTGTAGCATCCCAATCTATTTGACTGTTTGTTGTATCAACAGAATGACTGTTATTTCCTGATTGTGTCCAACCAGAAGCACTAGATAAATCAAAAGAAAGTGTTGGTGTTTTTGCTCCTGTACTACTTCCCTGAATCCTTTCTCCACTAAGATAAGTTATTGCCATAGGTAATACCTATGCTATCTGGACTTCTGTACTTGCTCCGTTCTTCCAAAGCATTATGTAGAGTCCATCATTATTCGAATCAATCTTTCTGGCAAACATATATGCTGTACCATCAGATGCTGTTGTTGTACCTGTATGTGTAGTATAAACATCCCATCCCTGTTCGGTATGAGCACCTCCTCCTGCACTTGCCCAGGTTAAACCTCCAGTATTACCTGATTGTGCAGTTAACATATAACCGTTTGTTGGAGCATTGCTAACTTTAAGATTTGCTTCATCAACTATATTGGCTGCTATTGTTGTTGCGTTACCTACTGAAGTGACTTCACCTGTAAGATTTGCATTAGTTGTAACTGTTGCTGCATTTCCTGTACAACTTCCTGAACTTCCACTTACGTCTCCTGTTACATTTCCAGTTAATGCTCCTGCAAGTAATGTTGATGTTAACAGACCTGTATTTGAATTAAATGTTAAATTACTTCCAGACTTTGGTTCTAAGTCACCAGTTGCTGCTGTTACGAATAATGGAAAACATGTTGTATCACTTGATTCATCTGCTACTGTAATATCAGTAGGAGTTGTTACTGCACCACCACCATATCCATACCAATAAGTTCCTTTTCTGATTAGTATTGTTGGTACTGTGGTTGATAATGTTTCATTGGCTCCACTTATTGTGGATATATGACCATCTGCTGATGGGCTTGAAGTATGAGTTAATGTTATTGTATCTCCTGTATCTGCGAATAAATAAATTAAATCATATTGATTAGTGTTTGTTATAGCCAGTTTGTCTAATGTGTCGGTTGTACCTGATTCGGCTGCTGCCACTGTAACTGAATCAGTTGGTGTTAACACTCCACTCGCTATGGTTATTGTAGAAGTTGCAGGAGTATTTCCAATCATTCCCTGTGGATCAGGTGCTTCATTCCATTCGTTTGAACCTATTGGACTACTTCCATCATCTGGATATGAACTGGTATTAACCTGTGTTGCGTGTTGATAAATTGCTTTTCTAGCCAAGTTTTATCACCACATCTTCTGCCATTTTAATTTTGGCGTTTAGGCTCTCTTGTGGAGTATGGTTTAATTTTTCCAATAACCTGAAGAGAAACTTCATTGTTATGGGCTTACCCATTTTATGTGCCGTTAAAAGTATGATTTACGAATATTTTTAACGTGTCACTGCTTGTCTTGTTGAAGCTTGTGATGCTAAAATGTGTCAATAGTTTTGTTCCACTTGCTGGACTTGCTCCTCCTACATGAATACATCCACCTAGAATGGCTGTAGCGTTAAAATCACTAGTTGTCCAACTTGTTCTCCAAGTTGCAATATCTGTACCAGATCCTGTATTGTCAGAGTCATCATCATTAACTTTTGGATAACCAGAATCTATAGCCTTTCTTGAAGCTGTTACAGGTGTGGTTACATCCGAATAAACATGAGCTTTTGCTGGAGTTGCTGAGCCAGTCCTCAACTCCATTCTGCCTGATGACCCACCAAAGTCAGAAGTTGGTGTAGCCTCGACAGCTTGTTGTGCATAGTATAAATCTCCATCATTAGTTACAATATTATGAGTATAAAGCCAAGTTTTTTGTCCAGTGGTTGTATTCTCTTTTACGATACATATGTTTAAATCTGGGTTGATTTGATTACCAACAGGTTTGTTACTTTCGTAAATATCCATATTAAATCTAATATAATTTACTATTTAAGTATTCTCGTTTAATATACCACTACTTGTGTTAATTGACCGTCTGAACCTGTTGCACCATTACCTCCTACTCGTGAACCACTTCCTGCACCAGTACCTCCGGCTCCACCAGTTTTTGTTATTGTACCATTATTGGTCAAAGATTCATATAAAAGAATTATACTTCCAGCTTCACCACCACCTCCGGCTCCACCTCCTCCTCCTTGTCCACCGGGAGTTGTAACAGCAGCAGGAGCAGCAGAATCAACACCATTAGAACCAGCAGATCCACTTGTATTTATTGTAGAACCAGAAGCAAGTATGATTGTTTTTGCACATATTATAACTCCTCCTCCACCGTCACCACCAGCTCCACCAATTCCACCTATTGTACCATCACCGGGTTGAGTCAGGCTGTAATTTGCTCCACCTCCTCCTCCGGCTCCGGAACCACCAGAACCACCGGAACCAAAAACTGGTAATGCTGAAGTCGCTACTGAATATGCTACATTTCTACTCATATATGGTACATTTTTTACTCCGGGAATCGAAGGATAACCATATCCTGAACCTCCAGCACTTGCCTCTCCTGTTCCACCTGCTCCACCAGCTCCACTGCCAGAATTAACAGTTCCACCAAATCCTTGCACACCGGGCTGTCCGGCATATCCCTCTCTTCCGGCTTCATGTGTTTGACTATGTGCATGTGATCTCCCGTTTTTGGTTGATACTTGACCACCTATTCCACCTGCTCCACCCTTACCACTTGTGTTAATAGTTCCATTTAATGTAAATGTACCAGTACAAAATAAAACTATGGTTGAATTTTCGTTTGCTGTAGGCGATAATGTTATTCCAGCGTTAATTGTTAAATCTGTGTATTGTTTAGTTGAATCCAAAGATGTGTTTGTTGATATTGTTACAGCACCGTCAGAGCCGTCACCAAAATATACGTCTGGGTTTCTCCTTACAAGTTCAGGTTTTGATATGACACCAGCTTGAGAAACACTTGAAACCGTACTCCCTCCTGTAACTGCCTTTCCTATAAAGAAAGAATCAGTTGGTGTTGTTCCTGATGTGTTTTTTGTAAAACTCCATGATTCTGCCTCAGAATTTCCATCCCTAGCCAGAGTAATATAGATATAATTTGTCGTACTTGCTGTCAAAGATGCAACATTTTCTATCGCTGTACTTTCAATAAACAGACCTTTTACCCTTGCTTTTCCAACAGCCATATTTACTGTCAAACCAGAACCTGCTGTCATGGTAAATCCACTATGTTTATAATCCCTTAATATATCTGAACTCCAAAGATTTTCAAAATCAGATGGTTCTATTATCTTTGCTGAAACCGAATCAGATCGTGGAATGAGTATTCTTGTCATTCATATACCTCACAGACTCAGTTGCCATTCAACTATCGCCCTCTTACTTGATGTCTTTACCAGTGGTGATGCATCAACCTGCCTAGCCAATAGAGTTGGTGATGGTCCTGTAGTTTGTTTAGTAGTATTTAAATATAAAATAATCTCTTCATTTCCGTTCTGGGTATCTCTTAATCCCAATTCATTCCATGTAAAATTAGCCTCTGAATAACCAAAATCAACACTAAGGTAAAGTGTCGGTGTTAAAAATATACGGTCTTCCGTTTGAATGGGTTTCCAAAGATAGTTAGAAGATGCTTGTAAATCAGTCTGACCAACTGCTGCTGCCGTGGTAGAATCTCCAACTCCAATATCCTGAATAATTCCAACTCCTGATATATTTGATATGAATTTCATTAATGAATCCTTTCCTGCTGTAACAACTAGATTTTTTATAAGATCATCCTTTACAACTTTTTCAGTTCCATCTGCCTGTTTTTCCCACACCTTTATGTGAACATGACCATTAAGGGGTGTTGGTTCTTTAACCACTTGTATACACCTTTCCTTGTGGAGTTACTCCAACCCCCCTTGAACTATAATTAGATGAACCCCATGTAGCAACCTGTAAATCATATATATTGTCTGACTCTGTAATACTTAAACTTTCTGTAAAATTCTCTATAACAGTCTGATATACATTTTCTGTCAATATTAAAACATCTTCTGGAGACTCGAAATCTATCAGTGATTTTGATGTTGTTAAAACACCTTCTAAATCATGAAGTTTTTGAACTATTTGTTTATCGGACTCAAAATATCCAAAGTAATATTCTCCAACATCTATAGTTGTTGTCATTGATGGGTATCCCCATTCTATACTTTTAACCATAAAATCACCATTTATGTCTTTTAAAGTATTTATTACCTGTATTATATCACCTTCTTCTACTCCATTAAACATATACCCTAATTCTATCTTTATCTTCTCTGTTATATCCTTATACCTGTTTAAATAAGAGTTTAAAAATCTTATACCGTCAGTTCTGTTATTTATCCAAGGCATATTTACTCTTTTTGCATGAACACCATATGTAGTTATACTTGACTGCCTCTGTCCTCTTAAATACAACGGAAGTTCAAACTCGTACTCAACGCTTATATTATCTGTACCTGAAGCTGGAGCTGTTTCAAATGTTATAGTTCTTCCTAATGAATCTAACTCATAATCCTCTTCGCCTTTTTTCTCACTTCCTCCAACTGATACCTTTATTGACACTGCATTACGTACTAATATGAACTCTTTTGTTGTTCCATTCCCACTAAAAAGTTCTGTTGTTTCATATTTTTTGTTTTCACCCAACACGGTAAGGTCGTTCACTATTTCACTGTCATCAAAACCACTCTTGTTTATTACACCATCAGTTCCATGAGTAAGTGTAATTGTTGTCTCAGTAAAACTCTTTGGAACAAAGAAAAATTCCTCTAAACCCGTAGTGAAAAACGTGTAATTTGTAAATGTAGAAAGGTCCCTTATAATATCTATAAGTTTTCCATCTGCTGTATATCTTGTCATTGTAAGACCAGTTGTAAATCCACCTGAATTAAAAGAAAACGATGTGTTGGTTGTAATTAAATTTTCTACTATATATTCTGGTGTCCTGTCATCATAAACTGTTGACCTTACTTCTGTTTCACCAAGAATTTTTCCAAAACTATGTGCTATTATATTCTTTTGTGATAAAATATTCTCTATTTTTGTTACATATCCACCAAATTTTAATGTGGTTCTCGGATTTCTTTTTTCATATATTTTTGTAGAATCTTCACTTGATAACGTATCTCCCTTATAAACCCTTAATCTTGAGATTTCTCCAGCAAAATAACCAGCAGTTGCCTCATGACCTATTTCATACGAGGTTGTGTTTGACAAATCTACTGACGAAGTGACAGTTCCCTTTGATGTGTCATCTATGCTTAAAGTTACAAGATTATCAGCGTCTCTTTTTATCTCTATTAAATGCCAATTGTCATCATTATACCCAGCAGTAGAACTGGTGATTGTATCAGTGTTTAGAATAACTTTAACATCACCGGCTGTGGTAGCATTTACATTTATCTTAAACGGACTTCTTGAAAACAGGGAACCAGAAGACGTGACAGTCCATTTTGCCCAAATATAAATATGAAATTCACCAGAAAGATCTATACTGTTATCATCTGGTATTGTCACCTTACTTGAAGTTCCGTTAAAAATTCCAGAGTATCCATCCCAACTATCAGATCCATACAGAATATCAGTTGCAGTTCCATGATTTGAGTTGCCACTCTCGTCTTTTACAGTGTTTTGGAAGTTATATACTGCACTCAGATTATACACATCAAGAAAATCCTGAATGTATAGTACCTTATCATTTACTTCCACACCAACGTTGGCAGCAACTATTAAATTTAACGAGTCTATTAAACGTTCTCCCTGTTTTTGCAGGATAGAATTGATTATAGTTTTTGCAGTTCCGTTAATAAATAATTTTGCTCTAGCCATCTTAATTCTGTATTGTAACTACTTCTCCTGCAATGAATTGTAGTGTAGCTTTCCATGTAACGGGTGTTGATCCGGTTTTTATAAGTTGTAATCTTTCTATAAGTCCAAATCTGCTAATATTACTATCACCTATGTCTATCCAATATTGATACTCTACACCTTTTAACTGAAATTCTTCAGTTAAAAATCTAGCCTGTTCATCTGCTGTATCGACAGAACCACCAGAGTATTTGCTTGTATCAATAGTTCCACCACCAGGATTATAAGATGTCACCACAGATGAATCCTCATCATGTAGAACCCATGAAACTGAAAATCTCATTGTATTACCCTCTGCCTTTACCAATACATTACTTGCATCCCCAAGTATAGCCTGTGGTAACGCCATTGCACTAACCGGTGATGAAAGGTCTATGCTTACAGAGTCCAAGTTTTTTATGGTATATGTAAACCTGAGATTACCAAACTCACCTGTAGATGGTTTAACACATTTTATTACTATGTCGGCTATATCATTCCCCTCCTTGAGTGTACTTCATGTAATGCCCTTTCAACAATGGGTTTTATTTGTTCCAAATCTACATCACTTGCTACCTTATCTATGTTAACAGTAATGTTTGCAATAGTATTACCAACCTCTTTAGCCTTATTAAGTGGGGTTACTAATTCACTTCCCTTTTCTCCAAACTCATATGCTTTTCCACTTTCTCCTATACCCCATATATGCTCACCTATAACACCACCGTGTGCAAATTGACGAACATTAACACCTAAATTTTTATAATATGCTGCTGCTTGGCTTGACAAGGGTAAATTCTGTGGACTTTTCCACTTTCCCTCTCCTACTCTTGTCCAGGTAGCTAATCCTCCACCTCTGCCTACCATTATATTTCTAGAATTATAATATCTATTACCGGCTGCTGCTAATTGTGCGAGTAACGCCTGTACCTTTTTATAACCTTGTAAGGTTAAATCTGCCATACCTATAAAATCTGTTGTTATATGTTCACTGGTGTTTCTGTTTGCAAAGAAATCTCCTTCAATTTGTTTAAATAATTCTTCTATTGTTCTTGATCCTCTTGCGATATGAGTCACAGTGCCAGATAACTCTTTCTCTGCTTTCTCTACTGGATATAATATTGTCTGAAGTTTTTCTTGGAATTCATTCCAAAGCAATGTTTGTTCATTTCCCATCATTCCAGCCAGGGAGGATTTTCTAAACTCATCAAAGAGAGCCTTAGATGCTGCTATTTGTTCATCAGTCATTCCACCCTCCATAGCTTTTAATCTATATTGTTGTGCTACCCAGTTTGCTGATTCACTAAGACTTACAAATGCTGTGGTAACTTTACTTCCCTCTGTTGATATTTCTGTAAATACTGGTGCTACTTCTGCCATAAATCCTGTTCCACCACCCATTCCTGCTGCTACACCTCCTCCATCTTTCATATTATCAAAGTATCCACTGGCATATTCATATGACATACGTCCTCCATGTGCTTGACCTTGATACATTATATTCTCAAACTGTGTCAGAAAACCCTCTGGACCACCAAACAAATTCTTAAGATCATTATAATCTTTTGCATGAGTTGTTGTATATCCCGGAGCACCTGTGAATGGATCTGCCCCAACAGTTTTATCTTCTGCTGCTTTATTCTTTATAATATTAAGTACAGTTAGTAATTCCCTACCCTCCATTTCGGCTGCAAGACCCCTTAATTTCTGTTCAGTCATCCATTCTTTTATTCCATCAAATGATGATGAAAAAGGATTCAATGCCTCTCGTATAGTTTCTATTGGTTTTAACATGAATCCTAATGCTCCTTTTCCAAACTGTTCTCCTATTTTTATCATATCCTTTCCTTTTCTTAACATTGGAACTGCCACTTCTCTTAGGAAAAATAACATAATTGGCTTTAACATACCACCTATAAAGTCACCTATTGGTCTTAAGAATAATGTCATAGCGACATTCATTATTTTTAACATTTGTTGTAACATTGGAGAAGCCTCCATTGCTTTCTTTATAATCATTGTAAGTATTGAAGCTCCCATCATTCCACCAGCCATCAATCCCTGTCCTTTGCTTGATTCCATAAACTTTCCAACCTTGCCTATCATGCCTTGCATCTTCTTTCCCATTAGGTTCTTACCGAATCCTGCTTCAGCTCTCTTTCCTTTTCCTGAGTGCTCTGCTCCCATTTTTTCTAATTCATTCCTCATCTCATCGTCCTTTCGTCCACCTTTTATCCACTTAGCTCCTAATTCCTTCATCGATTCTCCAGATTGTTGATAATCCCAAACACGCTTAAACGGTTTTGATGCCTGTCGTTGCATTCGTCCCATTAAACTAACAGGGCTTGGTGCCCCACCAGTCATTATCTGTGCAATATTTGGAAATTGTGCACTAGTACCTTTTTGAAGCTCAGCCCTTCTTTCTATGTTACCACGAACCTGTTGTTGTAGTCGATCTTGCATTTTACTACTTTGGAGTGACCTCTTTGATTTTTGCAAAGAATTAATAATTCTAAGTGTTTCTTTATCCTTGGTTTTTTCCCACTCCTTGAATAACTCCTGTATTGCCTTAGTAAATTCTTTTTCTGTGGTTTCTACCATATGATTTATATGAGGCTATCTACTTAAAAGTTTTCTTAAATTGCCTGCCTACATTACGAGGTATTCCAGCGTTTCCTATCCTTGAGGATCCCTTAAACTCTTCTTTCTTTAATTCATCAGCCTGTTTCTTATTCATCCATAACAAACCTTTGATATACTTTGACGGTAATATGTCTACTTGGTGCTTGTCCCATCCGAAACTTTCGGCAAGGAAGTAATAGACTCCGTATGTAAATTCGTTGCTTCCTGTGTGCCTACGAATGTTACCATCCAGTCCTCCAAAAATTGCATTAAAGGGTAGTCTTTCATCACCTCCGAGATGATCTGTTTTACTACTTTAGCCTTTAGGTTTCTGATAGCACCTACATCTTTTATTGGAAAAGGTGCTTTTCTTATTACAGTTGTAAGGATATTTATTCTATATCTTGGAAGATCTACTTTAGGTTTTGTGACATCTGCTAGGTCTACGCTTTGGTTTACCACACTTTCTAATTCACCAAAAGTAAGATCATCTTCATAATCTATGGAGTGTTTTTCCCCCTCATAGTCTATCTCAAAGGTCTTAATAGCCATTAATAATAATATTAATGATCTGTTATAAAAGTCTTACTCTGCTACCGACTGTGTGTTCTTTGCCACTATGGTAGCTGATTTTATTCTCCAGTTTATTTCTTCAAATATTGGCTCAACTGGTTCTATTCCTGAAATATTAAGATCTGTTGGTGCTAGACCTGTTCCTGTTATCTTTATTTCGTTCTGAGTGGATGATGCAGTGCTTTGGAATGTTAATTCAAATTCTGGTGAACCACCGATTGTTTCTTCATATGTTGTTGAAGTGTTTTTCGCTATTTGTGCTAATGTACCCTCTAATAAGTTCTTATTTAAGAATGCTGCTCTAAATCTTCCTGTCATGTCAAATACCTGTCTGTATGAACTTACTGCCTGGTTGTTTCCTATTCCATAAAGCAATGATGGGTTTTGTGCAAATGTTATATCTACATCTTGAACCTGTGCAAGTGTATTTCCACCTACCTTTATCACTCCATGAGCGAATGTATATGGAAATGCCTCTGTTGGTTCTGTTGGTGCTGTTCCTAATGTTGTGTTTGGTGCATCCTCTTTTCCGTATGTCATATCAACACTCAAGTCAACTGTTGCTCCTATTGAGGTTGAAATACCCAATGAGTTAACAACACAGCCTCTCATAGTTCTTACAATATCGGCAGAATCTCCGTCATATCCGACCTCAACAACTAGGGTATTCATGGTCTTATTTCCTGCTGTTGTACCAAATGTGTGTGGATATACTCCATCTGTTGCTGAGCCTGGTGTAGATGGTCCAAATACTGACTCAAAAATCCAAGGGTTGCTTAATACACATCCCACCGACAAACTACCACTTTGCTGTCCATAAGCAAAATTGGCAATAGTTGTCTGGTCTAATTGTGGCATATCTATCCTATTATGTGTTAATGACCAATTGGTCAGTCTGTCCTGTAGTCCAAATTTCTTATTTGGTGTTCCTCCAGTGCCATATGATGTCTCATATTCGTACTTAAGATACGCACTAGCACCAGTTCGGATTGTCGCCATATGTATTATTTATGTACTTAGTATTTAAATATTCATTATGTAGGGTTTAGTTTCCTATATTTTGCTGTCAAAATATGCTTCCAAATGTTCCTATATGTGTCACTTGCAGAGAGAGAACCTGTTATTACTAAATCCACAAAATCAGTACGTCTTATGTTATTTTTGATTATTTTGGTAACTTCCTTCACCAAATTATCCAGCCTATCCTGATTCATATATGACCATAGTTCAATTTGTATATCTACATGATGTAAGAAATCAGATCCGTATAATCCAAAGTATTCCACATTTTCCCTTTTTGGTGTCAATAATATTGTGTCCTGTGTATAATTTGCCAAACCTACAACTTTCCTTTCCCATACGATTTGAATATCTGGAAACGTACCAGCAGTATCCGTGGTTCCCCAGTCACCCTTTAATAAAGTCTGCATATCATTCAATGCATCATACATTACTGTGCCCATCTAAACCACTGTTCCTCTATCCTCATGTCCTACTTTAGTCCATCCTTTATAGACTGGGTCTGCTGTATCAATGTCATCAATTGGTCCATCTCTGTATTTATACTGATTACCATAAGGAAATTCCCTGTTTCCCCATGACTCATTTTTAGAATAACTTCCTGGAATTGGTTTCATTCCTACTATATAATTATCCCATTCTTCCGGTGTCATATATGGTGGTTTTCTTCCAACATAATATATTTTCCTTGCAACCTTAAATGCTGCTTGATCAACAGCTCTATCTAACGCAGTTTCAACTTCACCATCTCCACCTACCCATATATCTACTGAATGTTTCGCTACCTGTAAAGCAGGATCTTTGTCTATTTTACTTGACCTAACCCATTCTTTTAACCCCTCAATATCTACTCTGCTTCCAGGAGGTATCATCTGGTTGTAATCAGATGGGTCTCTTTCCTGATCCTCAGTTTTATAATCTTCGTCATAAGCATATTTTGGTTTGTCTATCGTTGCATCTATGTATTTTTCAGCATATTCTTCCATTGTATCTGCTTCAATAAAGTCAACATCATATCCAGTTTTTTCAACATCGTCAACCTCCAGTTTGACTTCTCCACCAATTTTTTTAACATTAGTTTCGTCATAACCCCTTTCTATCATTTTTTCAAGGAATACTTCATACATCTTTTGTGTAGCAATATCAGCTAGTTTTCTAGCAGCATTTTTTATTAAATAACTCATTATGGTATAGGGAATATTTCTCTACGATTTTCAATACACTTCTCAATATCTTCTGTCCATTGTCTTTTTGATGAAGCGTAGTCAACGCCAGCAGAACCCATTGGTAGTTTGTCCATTCTGAAACTAGTGTTTACAAATTCTAAAGCGACCATTTTAATTACACAGTCTTTAATATCTCCTGGTATAGTAGTATCACCTGCGAAGTTTTCTCCACCATATCTGTAAGTAACTCTAACCCTGTTATTCCTTAAAATTGAAAAGATAAATCCTCTAAGATATAATCTACCATATTCATAATCCATATCATACCATTGTTCATTACCTAATATCTGATCATAAGTTGCAGAAGCACCCTGCCATATTTCTATCTTATCTCCTTCTGCTGCATCAAAATCATAAATATGTCTATGTTGTAAGTATATCGGAGTACCCCAACCAAATATGTATAACAATGGTAGTCTATGTCTTTCATTATATGCTGTCTTTGATCTCCAAGCATGACCAATACGCCTGTCTAATTCATCCTCTTTCCTGTTGATAATCTTCTCTATCTGTGTCTTATTTGGAACTGTTGTAGCTGTTATGGGTATTCTTAGATAATCTGCTACGTCTTCCACTGAGCAATAGGTAGTTGCCATATATAAAATACAGTTGATTTGTATTTAAGTTTTCTATTTAAACACTACTGTAACTTCAGCACTTCCTGTACAATCTGCGAATATTCCATCCTCAAATCTTCTATTAATACCTAAGTAAGTACCTTGTGCTGCTGTGAATATAGTAAATTCTATTGGGTCACTTGCTGTAGTTCCATTTCTAAATTCTACCTTGTTAGATCCAGTTCCAACCTTTGTGACAAAAACACCTACAACTACCCCATGACCTCCTTTTACGAGAGTATCTGAGTTGAATGATACTACATTATGATTAAGTTCTACCATGAATGATATAATATATTCCCTTATATAAACTTTAAGAAAAAAAAAGGGCTATTTTGGACTCTAGTAGCCTATGACTAGAAACTCGAATATTTTTGATGCACAAGCTGAGCTTGTATTTGGAGTTTCTGTGAAAGGTGTTGTTGCAGAACCACCTACATCGTAGAGTTTAATCTTCTCGTTTGCCTTGTCATATACTACTTCTCTTAATGAGTCTGTGTATGTTGGTATTACAGCAACGAGTGTAGAGATTCTTCCCTCTTTGAGGTCAGCAGACACTCCGTTGGTCGCATAGTTATCAGAGGCACCGAAAGTGACTTTGATACTATATATTCGTAGCTTAGATACCAATGCTGCTTGGACTGATAAAGTCTTTCTAACATTAGCATTTGTCCAATCTGATGTGCTGATTGTTAAAGCCATATACTACCAAATATGTCAAGATTTATAAAGATTACTTCCACCAAGTACCCAATAATTCAATTCCTGAGAGTGTTTCTATTAAGATAGAACCAAATAGGAATATTATTACCAAATCCCTCGCTTTTGCCAGCTTATCGGCATGATAAAATTGTACCATAATCCGAGATATACCATCTACTTATAAATATTTTGTTATATAAGTTATATAACATTTTTAAAAGTTTAAAAAAAAAAGAAAAAAGGTGAGTGTTCTAGAGTTTAATATCTCTAATCTTTCCTTGTGATCTGAAGTGACGACATACTGTTTCACCCATGGTCCTGAATACTCCTTTCTCAACAAATGCATTGTTGACGAATGGGTAACCTGGTGAACGTCTGGTTGCTTCATAATACTCTGTTGGAATTGCAATTTGTATTCCGATTCTTGGATAACCATATCCCTCTGCATCAGATGTATCAAATGCAAATAATCTTCCGATCTCTGATGAGTCGGAGGCATTGCTTGGTGCATCCTTGCTTGGAATGAATGGAATTCCATATATAGAGTCTACATGAATACCTACTCCAGTACCCTTAAATGATTGGATACCGTTTACATCAATCTGTACTAAGCTTTCACCGTATGGGTTTGGAATACGGACTGAAGGCATGTATAGACCTTGTATCTCGGAGTAAACTTCGTGAGATCCTAGGAATACGTTTGGGTCTTTACCTGCTGCGACTCTAATCTTTCGTAAGAAAGCTCTTAGTGTATCGTCAGTAAGGACACCATTTGTTCCAATAGTACCTGAAGCAGATTCAACAGTACAATCGAAAGATGTACCACTATCTCTGTCGATGGTTGCGTTTGCAGCCCATGGATCGTAGTTGCCTGTTTGTGAACCACCAGTTACTGCTTCTTCAGCACTGGTTGATACAATTCGGTCTAGAGACTCAAAGTCTGCTGTTCCGGTCCAAGCTCCACTTGCATCTGCTGCTTGCTTTTCGACATCTGCGAGTAACATTCTGTTGAGGAATTCTTTGTGCTGCACAGCCATGTACAATCTGAGTGAACCTAGTCCACCCCAAATATCGTCACGACTATGTGTTGCTAACCATTCCATTACCTCTGATGCTGAGAAAGGCAGTTGTGCTGTCTTTGGTCTAACATCAATTTCTTGAAGTGTTGGTTTGATGGTTTGTGCAATTAAGCCACCCTCTGATGTACCACCTAATACTGTGTTAGAATTAGTTGTATTCAGAACTGGCTTTGCAGTTATGACCCTCCATCCTGATTTGTCCCAAGGATATTTTGGTAAGATACCAAAAGCGTTTGCCTCTAAGTTGAGCTGAGCCCATGCATATGCTCCATAGATAGCGTTGAAAACGCCAACTGTTGAAGTTGTGATTGGTGCATCTGCCTTTCTCAATAGGTTTCTATTATATCCATAATAGAGTGCTTCTAGTTCGTCAATGGTTTTAATTTGTACCATTATAGACCTACCTCCTCTGGTGTGGGTTTGTAATATTTACCACTTAGGATGTTTTGTGCTACTTTGCTGAGACCTTCATAACCTTCAGATCGTGCATCTTTCAGTATTGGACTATAATCCTTTGAAAAGGATTTGTCAACTGTTTCTAATGCACTACCAGGTCTTGGTGTCTCAGTAGAGAACTCATGTTGTGATTTCATAACCATTTCTGGTTGTGAACTCTCAACAATATCTTCTTCCTCACTAGCCTTATGCACAGGTTTTTCCTGCATTTTGAGTCCTGCTGGGTCTTTCTTTGGGGGATTTTTAGATCTCCTGTCAGAATCCAGTCCAACTTGATCTCCTACTGGGTAGGGGTCATTTGGAGCAGTCACTTTAGCACCAACATCATCTCCACCTTGAGTTCCTTTCGGACTCAATGGTAAATCGCTGGGTGTTTCGAGTGCTTTGACTCTTTGATGCATTTCGGTAATAGCTTTTTCTACACCTTGCTGTGATTCGGCTATGGATTGAACTACATCTGCTAGAGTATCAATACTCTTTGCAACTGTACTTTCATAAGAAGCTTGTTCGCTTTCGTCAGATTTAGTGATCTCTACTTGATCAACTTGTTCTTCGTCTGCCATAGTTAATCTATTTAAAGATTATGGGGTTTATATATATTCTTATACTTGATTATTAAGGCTTTCTTATATAATTTGAATACATCTGTACCTGGCTTTGATGCTGGTATTTGTTGTTTATTAGGCTCTACATCAGTACTTTCGTCTTGTGAATCGGTCTGATAGGCACTTTTTGTTTCTTCTTCTATAACTTCTGTTACCTGTGCTGATTGACCAGGATCTTGCTTATAACCTGCATCATGTCCTAGACCTCTTTGAGCACCCATATTCAT